CACACCATGCGCGGTGCTGGTGCCAGGTGACAACCCGGCGACATATCACGGCGCGATGGCAGGTCAAGGTTTCACCGTGTTTGAATTCAAAGTGCAAATCATGCAACAACGATTCGACCTCGACGCGGCAGCTGACGCGCTCGACGTGTTTATCCACGGCCCCGACAGCGTCGACGCGCTGATCCGAGCCGACCGCACGCTCGGCGGTGTCGCAGCAGACACAATCACCGACCGTTGTGCAAACATTGGGCAGGTACTCGCCGGCGATGACGTGTTCCTCGGCGCCGAGTTCGACGTGAGAGTGATGGTGCAACCATGAAATACAAAGTGACAAGCGACAAACTGCGCTGGCCTACCGGAACAATCGTCAATGCTGACGATCTGGCAGGTAGTAACATCGGAGTGTTGATCAACGCCGGCCACCTGGTCGAAGTTGGCAGCGAACCGGAACCGGAACCACAAGAAGAAACCCTCGAGGAGTTGTAAAAATGGCTCAGATCGTGCTCACCGACGTTTCGGTGACCATCAACTCGGTTGATTTGTCCGACCACGTCACGTCGGTCACCATCAACCATGACGCCGACGCGGTCGAAATCACCGCCATGTCGGACACCGCACACAAGTTCACCGGCGGTCTGGAGAACATCTCCGTGACAGTCGAACTGCAAAACGACTATGCCGCAGCGAGTGTCGATGCGACCTTGTCACCGTTGGTCGGTTCAACGACCACGGTGCTGATCGTGCCCACCAGCGCCGCAGTTGGTGCGACTAATCCTTCATTCACGGTCTCAGACGCTCTGTGCGTGTCCTATCAGCCCGTGTCGGGCGGCGTGGGCGAGTTGGGTACCGCCAGCGTTGAGTTCCAAGGCGGCACCCTCGTGCGAGCGGAGAGCTGATCACGCATGTTTGGTTTCAAGGTGACCGTCACCAAGCGTGACGGTACGGAGGGCACCTACGACCTTGACCTTGACTCGCTATGCGAGTTTGAGGAAATCGCAAAGGTCGGTGTGCCAGTCGCATTTTCAGAACAAAACCTCAAATTGCAGCACCTGGCGTTGCTCGGTTGGATCGCAGAAAAGAACGCCGGCAACACGGTGAAACCGGTGAACACATGGCGTAAGGATGTTGTCAAAGTCGACATTGACCAAAGCGACCACCCTACGTCCGCGGTGGAATAGCAGCCCAGATCGCCTCGCTAGCGATCGCTACAGGCATTTCACCGCGAGAACTGCTCAACACACCGCCAGTCGTCATCACGGCGATGCTGCGACAACTAAAAGAACAGGCCAAGCAGCATGAGCGGAGTGTTCGGGTTCCGTCTAGAAAATAGGCAGGGCAAACAGCAGATTGAAGGTCTGCGCGAATTACAGCGTGCGTTACGCCAGTTAGGTGATGACACCAAAACGGCGATGAAACCAACGCACCAGCAAGCAGCCGACATCGTCGCAGAAGCTGCTCGAAGTAAAACCCCGGTGCGTACCGGCCGGTTGCGTCGATCCGTCAAAGGCTCGGCGGTCATGTCTGGCGGTCGTGTCCGCATCGGCTACGGCGGTGGCGCACCATCGTTGTATGCCGGCCCGATCCATTTCGGTTGGCCTGCACGTCGGATACGTCCGCAACCGTTCGTGTATGACGCACTTGACCCGAAACGACCTGAGGTGCTCAGACTGTACGAACGTCGTATCGACGAACTGACGAAGAAGTACGATTTGAGGTAGTCATGGCTAAGTCGATCAGTATTCCTATTACCGGCAACGCGGCACCGCTGCGTAAAACGCTGGACAACACGTCGCAGTCAATGTCGAAGTTTGGCTCGAGTGTCAGCAAGTCGTTTGCGAAGATCGGCAAGGCTGCAGCGATTGGCGGCGCGGCGGCGGCTGCGGGTGCCCTAGCACTAGGCAAAGCGGCGTTTAGCGCGGCAGAGGCGGCCTCAACGTCCAATGCGCGCATTGAACAGGTCGCAACGTCTATGGGTTTGTTCGGTGACCAGGTCGGCGCGGTATCTGACCGGCTGATCGACCTTGCTAACGAACAGGCACGCCTAACTGGTGTCAATCAAAACACCATCAAAGAATCACAAGCATTGCTGTTGACGTTTAGCAACATCGCTGAATCAGCCGACGAGGTCGGCGGCGCGTTCGACCGGGCAACACAACTCACGCTGGACATGGCCGCGGCCGGGTTCGGTTCCGCTACCGATAACGCAAAGCAGCTCGGTAAAGCACTAAACGACCCGATCAAGGGCATAACGGCGTTGTCACGTTCAGGTGTGACGTTCACCGAACAACAAAAAGAGCTGATCGCAACGCTGGTCGAAACCGGCGACCTGCTCGGCGCACAAGATTTGATCCTCACCGAGATCGAGAACCAGGTCGGTGGCACCGCGCTAGCAACCGCAAACGCTAGCGATCGCATCAAAGTGGCGTTTTCGCAGATCACAGAACAACTCGGCATGGCGTTGCTACCCGTGTTTGAGAAACTGACCGGGTTCGTGTTAGACACCGTCGTGCCAGGAATACAAAAACTGGTCGACGTGTTCGAGGAAGACGGTTTGCTCGGCGTTTTGAAACTGGTCGGCGGCTGGATCGTTGACGGTGCCACACTCGCAATCGAAAAACTGTGGGAATGGGCAAAGGCCGTCGGTTCATGGATCATTGACACCGGCCTGCCCTACCTCGGCGGCAAAGCAGAGGAATGGGGCAACGCGCTGTGGGAATGGGTGCAAACCGACGGCTGGGACGCAATCAAAAAATTGGCTGAATGGCTCGGCTCTGTCGGAACGTGGTTTATCGACACCGCGCTGCCGTACCTCGGCCAAAAGGCTGGTGAGTGGGCGGCTGCGTTGTGGGGCTGGATACAAACCGACGGCTGGGACGCAATCAAAAAACTGGCTGAATGGCTCGGCTCTGTCGGTTCATGGTTTGTCAACACGGCGTTGCCGTATTTGACAACTAAAGCGCAACAGTTGACCGTGACGCTGTCCGAGTGGATCAACACCGACGGCACCGACGCCACCAAAGCACTAGCCGAGTGGATGAACAGCGTCGCGGACTATATCCGTGACGACCTCGGCCCAGCGTTCAGCGACGCAATGGCCGGGCTAGTCGACTCGTTGTGGGCGTGGATCAACGGCACCGAAGCAACCGAAGCAACCGACGAGGCCGCCGAGGATCTGTCAAACAACTTTGCGAAAGCGTTTGTCACCGAATTGGCACCAGCCCTGTTGCGTGTCAACTACGAGATATACCAGGCAATCGTGGACGGCATGGCCGGTGCGGTGAAACAGGCCGGCAAAAACGCGGCGTCAGATTTTGTGAGCGGTTTCGGCACAGGTGATTTCGGAAACATTCTGGACAATCTGCCACGCCTCGCGGTCGGCGGTGCCGACCTGACACCCGGTTTCGACATTCCGTTCATACCTGGCATGGCTCGCGGCGGCCCCGTCAAAGGCAACACACCGTACATCGTCGGTGAACAAGGGCCGGAACTATTCATGCCGCACACCGCAGGCAACATCGTGCCAAACCACCGGCTAGGTGCTGGCCGCGCGGTAAATGTGACTGTGAACGCTGGCATGGGAACTGACGGTATGCAGGTCGGCCGTGACATTGTCGAAGTGTTGAACGCATACGCAGCTGGTGGCGGCGCACGCCTCACACCGTCGCTAGTGGGTCGCTGATGGCAACCGTATTTGACAACATCGACGTAACAGTCGAGGCAGCGTTCGGTGATAACCCCTTAGACACGTCACCATCATGGACAGACATCAGCGCGTATGTGCGTGACGTGTCAATCAGTCGAGGTCGGCAAAGCGAATTCGCGAAATATGCGCCGGGTACCGCAACGATCCGTTTAGATAACCGCGACCGCCGGTTCGATCCTGAATACACGTCAGGGCCGTATTACGGCGATCTAGTACCGATGGTGCCGGTACGAGTTACGTCTAACTACAACGGTGGTACTGATTACACGTTGTATTACGGGTTCATAACTGGTTGGCCGACGGTGTACAACCAAGCAAACACCGATGCTGTTTCCATAGTCAAAGCAATTGACGCAAACAGACTGCTAGGTAACACAGTTATCGATGTTGACGATTACCGCGATGCGGTCGTCGCTGAAAACCCGTTGGTGTATTACCCGATGCAGGAACAAGACACCGAAACGGTGCCGTTTGTGCAACCCAGTGGCGCGTCGCTCACCTACACATGGGACAATTCGAACGCATCGAGCAATATTCGCTACCCGGTCAATTCATCAAATTCGCTTCGCGGCTTGTTTCAAGTCGATGCGGTCAGCAGTTACAACTGGCGCACCGTAATGTTTTGGTGTGATGTCAGCGACAATGTGATATTCAACGGCGATCAACAAACTGACAATGTTGATTTGCGTCTAGTTGTTACTGCTGGTGACACAGCTACGTCGGTTGCTCTTGACTATGACACCGGGTTCGACCCGCGTCGTGTAACTGACACAGCGCTTCTTGATTTGTCCACCGGATGGCATTTCGTCGTGTTTACCTTTGACACCACAGCGCACACCTACGAGTTAATTATTGACAACGTGTCGCGCATGTCGGGTTCCGTGCCGACCGGTACCAACGTGTCAATGGTTGACCAATTCCGTTTCAGCGATATACGAACACGAACGATCAGTCACGTTGCGACGTTCGCTGGTGCCGCGTCATCATTAGATATTGCAGGTTTGTGGACGTTGGGATCGCAAGGGTATTCAGGCGAACTCTCATCAACGCGACTGACGCGCACGCTCGATGACGTAAGTTGGCCGGCCGCGTGGCGCGACATTGAAACTGGTGTGCAAACTGTTGGTGAGTACAGGCCAGCAAGAACAGTTGCACGCGATTACAACGAACAAATACCAGTCGCGGAGCAGGGCGACCTGTTTATTAGCCGTGACGGCGAGGTCGCGTTCGTCAACAGGACAACGACCGACAATGCCAATATTGTTGCATTGTTCGACGACGACGGTACCGATTATCCATTTGCAACGATTGAAGTTGACGCGAACACGGTTGATGCGATCCGTAACAGCATTTCCGTCATTTATGCGACAGACACGGTCACAGTTGAAGACTCAGCGTCGGTGACTGCATACGGCCGAGCACAAGACATTTTAGACGCTCGACTAATCGACGATTCAGATACAGCCGAAACGATCGGTAATGTCGTGCTCGCAAAAACAAAAGACCCACGCACCCGTGTTCGCAGCCTCGAGGTCAACGTCCGTACCGATCCGACGATGGTGCCGACGATCGCGCAACTTGAATTGGCCGACGATGTCGTCGTGGCGTTCACGCCGACTGGTGTCGGTGACGAACTGTGGCGCGCTGTCCGTGTGCAAGGTGTATCGCATCGGATCACGTCGTCGAGTTGGGTAACCCAGTTGTATCTAGCGCCAGGGCCGATCAGCACTAACGGGCCGCTGTTCGTGTTGGATGATGACACTTACGGCAAGTTGTCGTCGGGTAACAAACTCGGGTGACGTGTCGACAAACTATGAAAAGGTAACCTGACACTATGACCGCTCCAGGAGCTTTTACCAGCGGCGACGTACTGACCGCGGCCGACATGAACGACCTCGCCGCCGGCCTGCTGGGAAGCGATGAAACCGGCGCCGATCTCACACTCTCGACAACTGACACGGATATCGTGAACACCTCCGTCACCTTGTCAACGTCAAGAGTTCTAAAGATTACGGGATACATCGGCCAGCTTGACAACCCATCAACGACGCTAAATGTCACAATGCGGCTACGCAGCGATGTTGCGGGGTCTGGCGTGCAGTACGAAATTTCTCTTACTTCTCTAAGTTCATCGGCACCGTCGACCGTTGGATTAGTCATGCATGTGGCGACTTTTGCGGCAGGAACACATAACTTCTATTTGGCGGCTAATACGAGCACGGGCACGGCACGAGCAAATGGGTCGCCATCCCGTAGGCACTATGTCCTAGTAGAAGATGTGGGGGCACCGTGATGCTTGTGCGTTGCGATTGGATGGGCGAAACGCCCGAACGATATGAGCAGGCGATGCGTGCCCAGCGTGACGCTTTCTTAGCGTCGTCCGATTGGACGCAAACCCTTGACGCGCCACTTACCGACGAACAACGCGCAGCATGGGCGACCTATCGGCAGGCGCTCCGCGACGCACCCGCCAGCTGGACACCGGGGCCGACATGGGACGCACCCGAACCACCTAACTAACCATGTTTGATCACGCTCGCGGCGAGTGGGAACAGGCCGGTTACACGATTCGTGAGCACACGGACAGTCCGACGGTGTCACCTCGACTGCTTGACGCGATTGTCATTCATTACCCCGGCCATGATCACATAGCACCAACCACGGTTGAACATTTGCAACGCGGCCAACGCTATTACGTCGATAAACGCGGCTACAGCCTCGGCTACAACTGTGCGGTAGACCAGTCGGGTGAACTGTGGCAGATACGCGGCCTGGACTATCAGAACGCCGCAAACCGCGGTAACAACTCGAGCACCGTGTCCGTGCAAATCATTGCAGGACTAAACGAACCGGCGTCGCCGGCAGCTGCGGAACGTGTACGCCAGTTTGTGCGTGACATGCGCCGATGGGCTAACCGACAATTACAGGTGATCGGTCACCGCGACCTCGCCGCAACCAGTTGCCCGGGTGATGACATATACGAACAACTATTATCGGGAATGTTCACCCCGTCACATGATCCGGAGTACGACGTGAAACTCGTTGACCCACCACAACGCATTTACGACAGCCGCAAACAAGGCGGCGCATGGGCTGACGGTGAAACACGCAAAATTGCGACCGGTCGACGCGGCGGCGTGTTCGTCAACGTCACCGTAGTCAACGCACAACGCGCAGGGTTCTGCACCGCATGGGGAGCCGGCCCGATGCCTGACGTGTCAATTATCAACTATGCGCATGGTGACACCATTAGCAACAGCGCATGGGTGCCAGTCGCCGGTGACGGCACTATTCAGGTGTACACCTACAGCGCATGTGATCTGATCGTCGATTTGCAGGCTTACGGTTCGTGACATGGACTGGTGGCTAGAACTGTTGCTCGCGATCCTTGCACCTGGTGGCCT